TACGCCAATCATTTCAGGGTATGGATTGGCAGTTTCCGCATACATGATAACAGTGCGATCTTCAGCCATGCTGTCAATTGATGTTTTATCTTTAGTGCCAGTGACTTTGACAATGTTAAGAAACCCTAGCTTGTTTGTGTGTGCGACAATGTCTTTTAATAGTGATTGCATTTTGTTTTTCCTTTATGTAAGTATATTTAGATAATGGTGATAAGTCAACATATATTTTTAATTTTTTCTAAAATCTTTATTTCTTATCCAGATTGATGCTACATATTTTGTTCCTGTTAAAACGGGCTCGCTGCTATGTAGAGTCCTCAATTTAGTTACGTAATTATCATAGTCGTATCTAAAATATAATGCAGATCCTGCTTGCGGTTTCACATTTAATTTTAAATCTGGGAAATAAGTCTCGCCGCCTTCAAAATCATCATTAAGATATATTATAATAGAGGCGCATCTATCATGTTCAGTAAGCATAAATTGCTCTTTTGACACATTGGTAAAATCATGATGACTTTTATAAAAATTACCTACCTCATATTTTGTAATCTGTACAGATTCTAAAAAACTGGTTTGTAGCGTGGGATGGTATTTTTTTAATAATTCAGTCAATCGGTGACTAATAAAATCAAATTTATTATCTCTATCTTTAAAAGAATAACTGTCTCTTCCTGGATCTTTGGTATGAAAGGCAGACACTAAACTTTTTTCAAAATGAAGTTGATCCAGCTCCATTGATTGGATTTCTTCTTTGGATAAAAAATTATCAAATATTTCGACGTGTGGTGTATTGTTTAATATTTTTGAAGTCATATAAGTTAATCAAATGAAAATAATGATGAGAATGTATTGGTGTCTAAAGTATCAGCCAGCCTATAATCTAGGACACCAATAAGGTTTTTAATTTTGTTATTTATAATCACTGCTTCCATCTCTGCGTGATCAAACGGCAGCTCTTGGAACCATTTGGGTAATCTCAACTCGTCTACTGGGTATGCAATGCTGGTATATCCCAATGCATTGGGTTTTACTTTGCACACAATCACTTTCATACCATCAACAATTTGTTGACTGTACTTGTCACCGTTCATGCGTTTTAGAGTGTTCCAGTTAATAGCTGCTCGTACATGTCCAGGCATATTGGCCTTGCCCATTTTTTCCTCTTTGGCTTGATAGGCAGCAATATTGTTAGCACGTTTGGGACTGCCTTTTTCCCAACCTGGCCTAGCTTTGAATTCTGTACGAAATTCAGTAATCATGTCTAATATTTCTTGTTCTTCAGCTCCGTTCAACACTCGAGTTAGTACATCTTCAAGAAACTGTTGCATGAATTCTGGAGTATCACTGCGTTTGAGATCCAGTCCCATGGCTTTGATTTTGCCTGGTTTGCCATCTACGTCACTGCGCTTGCCTTCTTTGTCGTAATACAATACTGCGTATCGTTTTTTAGTAATAAACAGACCTTTAATGGCCACAATTTCACGACCTGCTCGAATAACATCTCCGCGAGACTTGGGGCAATGATGTGCATCTAGCATAAACTGAGGAAACGTGGTGTTAACCTCTTCTGATATGGTATCATATAATTGTAATACATTGTCCTTGTTCCATGATATTTCACCTTTGGCAATTTCATTTTTCAATGAAGTATATGCACTGAAATAGGCACTGTCAGTATCTCCATATATAACAGCTTTGCCTGTGTGATTATAGTCGCCAGTGATCACTTCATTTATTTTAGCAGCCATATGTTTGGCAATGCCTCGACCAGTGAGTGTAGTTGATTGCCCAATTCTATTATCAAAAAATCTACATCCTGAATTCAAAATTGCACCATACAGACTGTTTAGGTTAATCTTCTTGACCAGCTGACGTTTGTCCCAATATTCTTCTTCAATTTTATTTTCTGCTTTGATTGCTTCTTTGAGTTTGGCCTGCATGTCCTTTCTCTCCGAATACCATCGCTTTAATAATCCTGGAATAATTCCTTCTTTTTCATATGTGAAAATAGTACCATTAGCACTGATCATCCATGGATTATTACTTTCAAAAATTAATTCATAAATTTGAGCACCACTCATGACATCAGTTCGCCCGTCTTCCCAATCAATAATAATGTCATTGGCTCGATCCTGATTCATTACAAAATCATACTCATTGCTGCCAAACTTACCTTCCCATGCTTCAGCAAACTTTCCACCGTTCTGTGCCATTTTGGTTTCAATTTCTTCTCGAGTATACTCTTGTCTTAATTGTCCAACAATGGTTTCTGGTCCCATGTTCAATGCACGAATCACACTAGGATATAGACTGTTAATGTCCATACTGCCAATCCAATCATGTAGTCCTTTTTTGGGAAAAGCCACATAGGCACCCGCGGCCTGGTTATTGGCATCAGGATCTCTTTTGGGACGACTGGGCACCATCATGCCTCGATGATGTGCTTCATTGACAATGGCCTGTTCAGTAACAGCCACTGCGCCCATGGTAGTTTGTAACAACACAGTGTTTTCATGAGCCACTGTATTGGCCAAACTGATAAATTTTAACTTCTTATCTAACTTGTCCAACAATGCAGTATCTTGTCTATTATATTCAATGAATCTTTTAAAATCGTTGTTGTATAACTGATCTAGGGTGCCTTCATAAACTGTTTTGTTCTCACCAATTTCCATTTCACCAATTGCATCCAATCGGTAAGTGTGGCGTTCTTCGTAAGTGTATTTTCTGTATAGTTCAAGACTGTCCAAATGCACACGACCCACTAGATCATATGTGACTGCCTTTTTACCATATTTTTCATATTCTCTTTTTTTAGGATATTGATCCCACAGACAAAATCTTCGAGTATCCTCTTTACCTAAAACTTTTATAACACGATTCACAGTGTATGGAATATCAAAGCCTTCGCTGTTCCATCCACTCAACACATCTGCGTCTTCAATCAAATTTAGAAATGTATCCAGCATTTCATACTCTGTTTCAAACAATATAGTGTTGGGGAATTCTTTGACCTGCTCTGTGGCTTCTGCCATGGTCAGTGTCTTTGGTGGAATGGCCAAGCATACCAACGTGTCCAACCATTGTAGATGCACTGATATTGCAGTAATTGGCATGAAGGCATCATCAGGGCTGGCGTATCCTCGCTCTGGATCAAAGTCAACTTCAATATCCCAGAACGCTACGTTTAAATTTGGTGTATCTTTGCCAAGATAGTTTTCTTCTAGACAACGGAAAACTGGATTGATATCGCTCTCATAGAGTTTATGGCTGCTGTGTATACGTTGTTCTTTGACGTATTCCTTAAAAGTTTTGGCTGAAACTTTGGTAAGACTCTCGCCAAAAATGCTTTTGTATTTTCCTCGTTGATCAGGATAGTAAAATACATATCGAGCAGCATACTCTTTGTAAAGCCTGCCTTTGACTGGATCTCTTTCAACAACCTTAACAATATCTTTTTCTCGATCCCATACGGCATCACAATAACTCATTTTCTTCTCCAGGAGATTTAAGGCTCTCAATTACCTAATTGGATCACTTATGGCTGATCTTGCCTTTCTCAGATTTATTTATGAAACGTCTTGAATAATATCTATATTTCCTGACACTGAAATCCTATAGCTGTCTGTGCTGTAAAACGGAGTCACGTAATGTGTAAGATTTGCTGGAAATATCAGCATGGTGTTATTAAAAGTTTTATCAGCCGGAATGCTATAAGTTGATATACAGCCCAACGTGTTTAAAAATTGAAAACTCACATGCCCAGGTATAAAATTGGGAGATTTTGATCCTGGGGCAACAGCATATTCTTCCTCAATATGATAGGGCACGTCAATCCAAATTATAAAGCTAAAATCACCACTGTGGGTGTGTGGTGGATTAAATTCATGCCGTTTTTGAAAGTTTACCCAAACACTGTGTAAAGACAGTTCAAAAATTGATGTTTTATCTAAAAGTGCGTAATTACACGAGTATATGTATTCTCTAATTAAGGGTGAGACTATTTCTTCAGTTCGTTTATTACTATCTGTCAATAGATAGGAATGATCTAAATTTCCCACTAAACTTTGATTATGGGATATTGAATTATCAAAGTCTAATTTTATTTGATCTATTTCTAATTTTATTGGTTCTAAAATTTCATCAGATAGTTTGGTTTGCCATAAAGGAAAATTAGGAAACCAAATGGGTGTGATTGGTTGTTCTACTGTTTTCATGAAGACAACATTCTAAAAAGACCAGTGGCATCTATGCAAACAATCAGAGCATAATTTGCCAACATACCAAAACTTTTTCTAGTATAAGCAGCCCAAGCATATAGCGCACAGCCCACAATCCAAATGGGATACAAAATTAATAAAGGTGGATTGGGCACAGTGACTGCCATGGTTATCGCACAACCAATGGAAATAGCCCATGCTATGAATTCAATAAGGAATCTAAACGGATATGTTTTATAGTCATCTTTGATCCACTTGTAAACATCATTTGCGGCGTTAAAAAATATATTCATTACTCGTCTTTTCTTATGTGGGCATGGCCGCTGATGTCTACAATAGTTTCAAGATCGTCGAACTCGCGGAATACCTGATCCCATTGATCTTTTTGTGCAATACGAATGGCTTTTTTGATCACAGACGGTTTGACCTCAAGTTCTTCGGCCACTGCTTTGATTGTTTCATTCAAACCTTCAGTGAGGTCTTGAATTTCCTGCATGACTGTAACACCTTCAGCCACAATTTGTTTGATCTTTGCTTGTTCGGGAGCACCAAATGCTTTACTCATATCTATCTCCTTTATCACTTATAATAAAGGATTTATCAGTATAAGTCAACAATTATTGATTATTTTTTTGCTCGTCCAG